TTGAAGCGGACCAATTGGTACGCATTCGGACTACCTCCCAACGTTGTTGCCGAAAAGGTAGCCGAGCATGTTAGCTCGGTGTCCACTAAGCACATTGCCCTGGGCGATTACAGTCGCATGGACGGTACCGTCAACCACCTAGTTCGTGAATTCGACGTGGCATTCCTGAGAGGCAACTTTCACGAACGTGACCACGCCGAAATCCTCACTTGGTATCAGCAAACCTATGACAATTCTGTCAGTGCTGGTTACGGCGTCCACTACGACCAAGGAGCTTCTCAAGCCTCCGGTGATCCTTACACTTCCGCTCTCAACACAGCACGGAACGCATTCATTTCATTTTGTTGTCTCTACAACACATTCGCTCCCAATTGCAAAGGCAAGCTTGATGCAGGGGGTGCCTACGCGCACCTCGGCCTCATGGCTGGAGACGACTCCATCCAGCGCAATCTTGACGAGAAACACTCGATCAAGGTTGCTGCCGAATGGGGATTTGTGTTGAAATTCAACATCGCAGAACGCGGTCAGCGAGTCGATTTCCTCGCACGCAATTACTCACCCTCCGTGTGGGAGGGCTGCCCTGACAATGTCTGCTCACCGTTGCGAACCATTTCAAAGTTCCACGTGTCCACTCTCACCGACACAATTTCCAAGAATGTCATCGCCCATTCAAAAGCCCAGTCCCTCCTGGCCAACGACTCGCTAACTTACATCTTTGGTGACTACTTTCGCAAAGTTGTCAAACAAACCGCCGAGGAATACGCACATTGGTGCAAAACCTCGAGGAAGACCAAGGTAGCACTGCTTGAAACCGACAAGCAGTGGAACGACAAGCTGGCCCAGAGCTTCGGTGACATTCGAGAAACCTCATACCAATCCGGCAACACTTGCGACGACGACTGGCAGCGGACCCTCTTTCTTGAGGCGTTCCAGCCTGAACGCATCGCTGAGTTCGAAGCATATGTAGCCGATCCTGATTCATCCTGGGATGACCCCCCATGCCTTGCGGAATTCGACGCGAAGCCCGCTGCCGAGCCTTATCTCGGCAACGGTGTCCTCGTTGATCCGTCACCATCGGACGAGAAACCCATCATCGTCCCGATTCCACCAGTCAAGGCCAAACAACCTGACCCTGAGCAGTCAGAATCCAAGTCAAAACCACCATCCAAAGTGTTCACGTGCAAGCGTGGCGAAAACACGTCTGGTTGGTACAGCCGCTGCACCAAACCATGCCACACCCCCGTTAAGGAGCTCGGGGGTCACTGCGATGTTTGTTCCCAGATTTTCCGCGACGAACGCAAGCGTCGGAAAGCAGCTGGCGTGGCCCTCCTTTCGAAGAAGGAGGCGCCAAAGTCTAAGTAAACGACCTAGTCCCGTTGCGATCAACAGCGGGGACAATTTAACAACAGTATAACGATTAAATTCCACTCATTATGAATAAATCTTCATCCCGCCGCGCTTCGCGCCGCCCTAACAATAACCGCCTGAAACGACCTGGGACACAATCTGCCCCCGTCGCAACATCTCGCCGCATCACCACCCGTAAACCCAAGATGCGAGCCAGCTCTACGTCTGCCACTATCTCGCATCGCGAGTTTATTGGCGACATTGCCGGTTCGATCGCCTTTGAAGGAAACGCCTTTGCCCTTAATCCCGGCAATAGCCTAGTCTTTCCTTGGCTTTCTTCCATCGCACTTAATTACGAGTCCTATGTTTTCAAAGACCTCCATTTCCATTATGAAACTTCCGTTTCTACCACTACCGCTGGCACAGTCATGCTTGCTGTCGATTACGACGCGAGCGACAATGCCCCCCTCACCAAGCAGCATTTGATGGCCTATGCCCAAGCGCAACGTTCTGCGCCTTGGCAAGAATGTGCCTTCAACTGCCGGTCAGGTGACCTCACTAAATTTGCGAAAGAACGCTATGTTCGTGACTCCAGCCCACCCGCTGGCGACATCAAGACCTTTGACGTCGGCAACCTGTTCCTTGCTACTCAAGGAAACGTTTCCGACGCGATCATTGGCGAACTTTACGTTAGCTACACCGTTGAGCTTCGTACCCCGCAAGTCCACACCGCCACCATCAAAGCTCTCAGTATCACTCAAGGTACTGCAGACAACACCCTCCTTGGTGGCAACCCCACCTTTTCCATCAATCCCTGGAATGCCAGCTATGAGGACTCCACTCAGACACTCAGCCTTACTGGCATGACTGTTGGAGCCACATACTCCATGGGGATCTACGGTGCAGGCAGCACTCTCACTTTCGCGAACCCGATCTTCGTAGGTGCTACTATAGCCGAAGGCAATTGCATCAACAATACCTCTGGTACTTCGTTGGCATCAGCCCGAAGCTTCATCGTCACTGAAAACAACATCACACTTCAATTCACCGGTTTTACCGGCAATTTCACGTCTGCCGTTTATTTTGCAATCGCTCTTTCATTACCCGGACCCTAAAAT